AGCTGCCGATGAGATTGAACGGTTACGCGGTGTATTGCAACAGATCGCAGACATTGAGCATGAAGACATACCTACGCCCCAAACATCTAATGAAGGCGTGACATGGACTGTTCTGGCGATGGCGGTTGGTCTTGCTGAAAAGGCACTGAAGGAGGGTGAGTGATGGATATTGTTGAACGGTTGCGGCGCATAAATGCTTTTCTTCATGTCACAGAAGACGAGCCAGAATATGATTACAGACTTTCTTATGAAGCCGCCGATGAAATTGAACGGTTGCGCAGTCGCCTTGAGAAGCCAACACCGGCTATGCTAGAGGCAGGCAGGGCCGCGAACAGGATGGTGGCAGGTAACGCCCTTGGGTTGGCCTTCGTAGCGCCAGATGTAGCGTGGTCGGCGATGGCTAACCTTGTTTTATCGGAGGATGAATAATGGAAAACTGGACATTGGATAAATGGTTGAGTGAGCTAGATGATCACGCCAAGCAAGATTTATATTTTGAAATTAGCGGCCATAGCGCCGGGGCCTTGCGGGATCGTATCAATCACTTGAAGGACATTAAGGACAAAGAGATTGAACGGCTCCGGGATTGGATTGGGCACATTAACTATCATGTTAATCGCAATGGTGAAGAACATTCATCGCCAACGGAAAGGTACTTACAAACGGTATGCCTCGTCGCATTAACGGGGGATAAGTGATGGATATTGTTGAACGGTTACGCAAAAGCGCAAATAAGGTCTATTCACAAGATGGCTATACGTTTCGCCTTGGATTGCAAAATGAAGCCGCCGATGAGATTGAACGGTTGCGAAAACTTGTTTTTGAGGCTTTTTGCGAAGGCTTTCAAGAAGGAAAAGATGGCGGATGGATCGTCGGCGCAAATAGTGAGCCTTGGCGAGGAAGTCATTCCCGTACCGCGTTGAAGGAGGAAAAGTGATGGACCATGATGTTTGGATGAGAATATTGGACTTCATTGATAACCACTCGGTTGCATTGTGGTTCATGTTTGTGCTTTCGGCTGGGTTCAGGGTGCGGTGATGAGAGATGAACAATGGGTGTTGAAGGGTTGCCAGGCTCTTGAAGGCGACTTTTATATTGTTGAACGGTTCGACAATGAGGCCGATTGCAGGAAGGAAATGGAGCTCATGAAGCGGGAGCATCCGAGCCATTTGTTTTGGTGCGAGGTTTATGAATCGCGGCCGAGAGACCTGAATTGGGTCGGAGATTAATCGTTTCGGAACCGAAACAATCGGACGAGGGTTTCGGATTTCTGAGAGGTCAGAAAATGGACGATGGGCGTAAGTCATTGAAATACATACACTCCGTTTCTGTTCCATTCTTTATTTCATCTGTTGTCCTCTGATTAAGAGAGAGAGAGAAATATAGAAAAAAGGGCCGAAAACCGGTTCGGAGTGGAAACGGAGTGGGAATTGAAACTGGAGTTTGGGTTATGAAAGAGCAGGAATTTAAGAATTGGTTTCGTGACAACTGGAATGGTTGGTTGGCGGCTTATGAGCCGAGGCGAGGAGGAACTGTTGGGGTGGCCGATTTGCAGATCCTTATTCGTGGTCGATTGCTTCCGGTTGAGTTGAAGGTCGGCGAGGTTCAAGGCAAGCATCTCATTTCGCATGATGTCAGGGCTTCGCAAGTCCAGTGGCATCGCGAGCTGTTCAAAGCCGGAGGATACAGCGTGTTTCTTGTTGGTGTTGGTGAAGGCAAAAAACCGGATCAAGTGTTTGTTTTTCCCGGCGCGAAAGGTGTCATGCTTCAAAGTAAGCTCGAATGGCGTGCTTCAGACATCATTGATGTTATCAATTTTTCTTCTGATCTGCACGATAAGCAAGCATTCCTAATGGGTTGCTACTCGTAACGATTTCCTTTTGTTACCATTTGGAAACAGAGCATACTCCCTTTCTCATTCTGAAGGGGAGAATGCACTATGGCGAAAGCCTCAAAAGCTGTTGCACGAACAACACATCACAAGAGTTTTTGGTACGATGAGAACGTAAAGCAAGACGACCTTGCTGAGATCATTCGTCGTATTGCTGAAGGCGAAAGCCTCACAAAAGTTTGCCAGAGCCTTAATAAAGATGGCTCAAGACGGTTTCCAACACCGGCTTCATTCCTTGCAAACATCAAAGAAAACCCTGTTCTAAGCAAGCAATACGCGCGAGCTATTGAGATGCGATCCGACATTAATGTTGAGATCATGATGGACATCGCGGACGATGATACGAACCCTGGTCGGGCGCGCAATCGCATTGATGCACGCAAATACCACAATGAAAAATTGGCGCCCAAAAAGTATGGCGCAAAGTTCCTCGCCGAAAGCACGATGGACGTAAATATTCGGCAGAAGGTCGATTTGACATTGATGCCTTCGCAAGTGCGCGATCAGCTGCGCAACGCATTGCTGCGCCAAATTGAGCTGACAGCGATTGAGGCGGACTGATGAACATTCACGCCGCTTATCAAGCTGAGGAGCTTCTCGCGGATTACACTCCGGAAGAGCTCCTTTTCCTATTGGATAAGGCCGATTGCGAAGACGACTTTGTTGAATTTATCAAACAAGCATGGCATGTGGTCGAGCCGGGCCAAGAATACATTCACAACTGGCACATCGATATGCTGGCCGAGCATTTGACCGCCATCACTGATGAGGTGATGATCAACGATGAGCAATATTACAATCGATTGCTGATCAACGTTCCACCGGGCGCGATGAAGTCGTTGTTGGTCGGAGTGTTCTGGCCAGCTTGGGAATGGGGGCCGCGCAACATGCCTCATTTGCGTTATGTTTGCGCCTCGCATGGACAGGACCTCGCCATTCGTGACTCGACGAAGATGCGCCGATTGGTTCAGTCCGAATGGTATCAAGAACGTTGGGGCGATCGCGTCACGCTGACCGGCGACCAGAACGCAAAGACCAAATTCGAAAACACCGCGACCGGTTTCCGCCAAGCCATTTCTGCTGGCGGCATCACGGGTGCTCGTGGTGACAGAGTCATCATCGATGATCCGCATACGGTCGAATCCGCCGCCTCGGATCAAATGCGTGCGACCACGATCGATTGGTTCCTTCAGGCTGTTCCAACCCGTTTGAACAATCCCGATCGATCCGCCATCATCGTCATCATGCAGCGTCTGCACGAAGAGGATGTTTCGGGTGTCATCCTCGACAAAAAGCTGGGCTACGACCACATCATGCTGCCCATGGAATACGACCCCACAAGGGCCGCTCCAACGCTCCTAGGGGCCGAAGACCCACGCGAGGCACTCGGCGAGCTCCTTTTCCCTGAACGCTTCCCACAGCACGTTGTGGAGCGCGACAAGAACTCCCTCGGACCTTACGCCGTGAGTGGTCAGTTCCAGCAGATCCCAACCCCGGCAGATGGCGGCATCATCAAGCGCGACTGGTGGCAGCTCTGGGAGCACGACACGTTCCCAGCGTTCGATTTCATCGTGGCCTCGTTGGATACGGCATACACTGAGAAAACCGAGAACGACTTCACAGCGATGACAGTTTGGGGAATTTATACGGAGGATCCCGTGTCGGCTGAGGCTATGAAGAAACCGCTTAAATACAAAGACATGTTTCAAAAGGAACGTGGCTACAAAGCACCTCACCCGAAGGTTATGCTTGTTTATGCTTGGCAGGAGCGTCTCACGCTGGGCAACTCGGTGACGAAAGTGGCGGAAACCGTGAAGCGGTTCAAGGTCGACACCATCCTGATCGAAAACAAAGCGGCGGGCATCCCCGTGGCCCAAGAGCTGAGGCGGCTTTATTCGAACCTTGGGTTCCAAGTCATCCTCGATGACCCCAAGTCGTTGGACAAAACGTCGAGGCTCTATTCGATCCAGCACATCTTCTCGGAAGGCATTGTCTATTCGCCCGACAAGAGCTGGGCCGACCAAGTGATCACGCAAATTGCCAGTTTCCCGAAAGGCAAGCACGACGATCTCGTCGACACTGTTTCAATGGCCTTGCGTTATCTGCGAAGAACAGGCATGATTGCCCGACCCGAAGAAGCTCAAAACAACTACGAAAGCGACATGCAACATCGTGGTGCTCCTCCTGCGCCGCTTTATGCTGTTTGATTGAAAAGGACATAGCCAATGGCGCTCACCCCCGGCCTCAGCCCAAACATCCGCCTTGGCTCAGATCAGCCTGAACCGGAACTCCCTGAGGGCATTGAGATCGAGATGACCGATGAGGGCGATGCGCCCAACGTCGATGAAAAGGGCAACCTGCTCAGCATCGAGCATGGCGATGGGTCGGTGACGCTCACGCTCGATGGCTCGCCATTGGAAACCCATGATGACATGAGCCCAGCCGGTTGGTTCGACAACCTGGTCGATAATATTGGGGAAAGCGAGCTGAGCCGCATTGCGGAAGAGCTCATGAAGGGAATTCAGGATGACCTGGATAGCCGGAAAGAGTGGATTGACGACCGGGCTCAAGGCATTAAGCTCATGGGACTTAAAATTGAGATCCCTGGACTCTCTGGAGCCGCCGACGGAGCGCCGGTGGAAGGAATGTCCCGTGTTCGCCACCCGCTCTTGCTTGAAGCGGTGCTCCGCTTCCAAGCTAACGCGAGGAGCGAGTTGCTCCCGACTGATGGGCCAGTAAAGATCCGCGAGGACAACAATAATGCCAACCTCGCCTCCGATCAACTCGCCGACGACCTCGAAAACGATCTCAACCATTATCTCACCTCGACCGCCAAAGAGTATTATCCCGACACCGACCGGATGCTTCTCATGCTTGGCTTTGGTGGTACTGCCTTTAAAAAGGTTTACTTCTGCCCCCTTCGTGGTCGCCCAGTCAGCGAATCAATCGACGCCGACGACCTCATTGTTAACAATGCCGCAACTGACCTGAGCAACGCAAAGCGTGTCACCCACCGCATCTACATGCGGCCATCGACCGTGAAACGGATGCAGATCCTCGGCGTTTACAAAGACATTGAGCTGAGCACCCCGAAGCAAACGGACTACGATGCTGCCCAGCGTGAGAAGATGTCCCAGCAGGGCATCGCCCCCGACTCCATGAACCCGGACGATCGCGACCGCGAGATTTACGAATGCTATTGCGAGCTGAGCATCACCGGCTTCGAGCACAAGTTCAAGCGCAAAGAAACCGGCCTCGAGATCCCTTATCGCGTCACCATCGACGCCAGCTCAAAACAGATCTTATCGATCGTTCGGAATTATGATGAAGACACTAAAGACCTACCTGAAGCTCGTTCGAATTTCGTCAAATACACCTTCGTACCGGGGATGGGCTTTTATGACATTGGTCTCTTGCACATCCTAGGGAACACGACGAATGCTATCACTGCTGCTTGGCGCGAGCTTTTGGATGCGGGCATGTATGCCAACTTTCCTGGCTTCCTTTACGCCGACACAGGCGCACGCCAAAACACAAACATTTTCCGAGTTCCGCCCGGCGGCGGCGCATTGGTCAAAACGGGTGGCATGCCAATCAATCAGGCGGTCATGCCTCTCCCGTATAAAGAGCCTTCCGCCGCTTTGATGACGCTTGTGGACAACATGGCCCAAACCGGCATGCGCATTGGCGGCACAGCCGAGCAAGCGGTGGGCGAAGGCAAG